GAAAACTGATGAACAGAAACAACAGGAACAACAAGCAAGGCAACAACAGCAAGAACAGATGCAGGAACAGCAAGTAATGGGTAAAGTAATAGGTGACGTAGCTCCTGAAATGGCTAAAAATGCAATGCAACAACCACAACAATAATAGGAAGGTACAATATGGCAGATACAAAAGTAGTAGAAACATTTGAAGCGGAAGCTCCTGAAAGTCAGGAACATGTACAGGCGATGATTGATAAGGCTGAGAGAGTTCAGAGTGTTCCTAGAGAGGATGGGAAACCTAAATGGTTACCAGATAAATTTGAAAGTCCGGAAGATATGGCAGAAGCGTATGCCCAACTGGAACAGAAGTTATCTTCTTCTTCTTCTTCTCAGGACACTCAACAGGAGGTAAAGACTGAAAAAAAACCTGCTCCTATAGCTTCCCAAGAACAAGTAAGTGAAGCTCTTACCAAGCAAGGTATAGATTTTGAAAAATATGCTCGTGAGTATGGAGAAGAAGGAGCATTAAGTGAAACATCTTATAAAGAACTTGCAGATAAAGGGATGACTCAGGATGTTGTTAATACATGGATAACAGGACAACAAGCTATTGCAGATAAAACTATTAATCAAGCTCATGATGCAGTAGGTGGAACTGAAGAATATAATGCCCTTGTTAAATGGGCAAGTACTTCATTAAATGATAAAGAAATAGATTCTTTCAATCGTGCTGTAGAAAATCCAAATGCAGATGATGTAGTCTTTGCAATTAAATCTTTACATGCAAGGCGTACAATGGAAGAAGGACAATCACCAACACTTTTGCAGGGTGATACAGGTGGAACAGGAGTAGATTCCTTTAAGTCAGTAGCTCAATTGACTAAAGCTATGAATGATCCACGTTATAGTAGTGATCCTGCCTACAGGGATGAAGTGACAGCTAAATTGTCACAGTCATCCATTATGTAACACTCCCAAAAATACTACGACAAAGTAAATTTTAGCCCATTGCGGTGGATAACTTTGATTGAAAAGTACTGTGGTTATAAACGGAGATTTTTATAATCAAATTGCTGGCAATTCAGTTCAGCTTTAACTTTAATCAAGGAATAAAATGGCACTTCAAGGAGCCTCCAATTCGATGAACGCTGCGGCACAACGTAGTGGTCAAACGAATGAAACCGGTGACGTAAGGAATTTATATTTAAAACTTTACGCTGGTGAAGTCATGTCTGCTTTTCAGACGAAAAACATCATGATGAACTACTGCCGAGTTCGGACAATCAAGAAAGGTAAATCTGCTCAGTTTATAATGACAGGTCAATACCGAAACGCAGAATACCATACACCAGGAAATGAGATCATGCCTGATGTAATAGCTGCAAATGCTGAGAGAGTAGTCTCAGTTGATGATCTCTTAATCGCTGCACAATTCATCCCTAATATTGATGAAGCAATGCAACACTTTGACATCCGTTCAGTCTATACACAGGAATCAGGTTATGCTTTAGCGAAAGCGGCTGACCAGAATATTCTTCGTATGGCTGTTAAAGCGGCATTGACGACAAACAAGCAACGTGCAAGTTTCATGGTTCAAGATTACGATTCATGGAATGACGAAGACTTCACAGCCAATGTGACTTATGCCGCTAGCTTTGCTAATTCAAAAAAAGCTGCCTATTTCATGGAAGGCTTAATTGAAGCTAAACGTGTCTTAGAGAGTGCAGGAGCACCTCTTGAAGATCTTGTTTGTGTAATGGCAACAGACCAATTCTATTCTCTATTTAAGACTACATCAAACAGCGAGGATATTACTGCTTTGACAATGTTTAATAGAGATGTAGGTGGGAGTGGATCAGTTAAAGATATTGATCTTCCAACAATTGCAGGTATTCCTGTAGTTAGAACTCCTCATCTTGGAGCTTTAGGTGCTTCGGCATGGACAGGTTCATTGTGGTCTACTGCTAACCCTGCAATTTCAACTGGTTCAGCACCACTTGCAAGTTCTGTAGGATCAGGTAGAGCTTCCATTTATAATCTTCCTTCTTCTTATTCAGGAGTAGTAGATGATGGTAGTAATATTGGTGCTGTAGGCGGGCTTGATGGAACTGCCGGTGTTGATTTTGAGAACGAATCTTTAACAGTTCGTGCTCTAGTGATGCACAAAGATGCTGTTGCAACTGTGAAACTGATGGACTTGTCCGTTGAGTCTGAGTATCAGATTGAGCGTCAGGGTACTCTGATTGTTTCTAGGTATGCAATGGGTCATAACATACTACGACCAGCAATGGCAGTAGCATTAATGGCTCCAGCAGCTTAAACTAAATTGAGGGCAACAGGAGGTTCTCTTCCAAACGGAGCGATCCTTCCTCTCTCCATTACCTCCTGCTCTGCCCTCTTTTTTCTTTTTATCTCCCCTTATATTATTATTATTTATCATGGCGACATTAACACCCACATCAAAACTAGATGCTGTTAATTCAATTCTTTTAGGTATAGGTGAAGCACCAGTTAATACTTTAGGATCAGGTTTACAGGAAGCAGAAATTGCTGAAGTAACTTTAAATAATATTAATAGGGAAGTTCAATCTTTAGGATGGCATTTCAATACTGAAATAAGATACACATTAGCAAAGAATTCAGAGGGAATAATTAATCTTCCTGCTAATTGTTTAAAGCTAGATGTAACTTCAGTTCTAAGAGATTACGATACTGATGTAGTTGAAAGAAGTAGAAAATTATATGATAGAGTTAAAAATTCATTTGTTTTCACTACAGATATAGAAACAGATTTAGTTATTTTTCTAGACTTTGAAGAAATTCCTGAAGTTGCAAGACGATATATAACTTTAAGAGCGGCTAGGAAGTATCAAGAAAATATTTTAGGATCAGAAACCTTATCCAAACTTCAAGCAGATGAAGAAGGCTTGGCCTTAAATGCATTAAAAGAAGCTGAAGCAGAAATTGGAGATTATACAATATTCGATCAATATGATACTTATCGTCATATAGATAGAAAAATAAGTACATCTATTTCTACACTTATATAAATATAAACTATGGCGTTAGTATCTTCATCACTTCCTAATCTTATAAATGGAATATCACAACAACCTCCTGAAGTAAGATTACCATCACAAGGAGAGATACAGGAAAATGGTTTAGCTACAGTAGTCAGAGGTTTAGAGAAGAGACCTGGAACTGAGACAGTTCAGAAATTAGATTTCTCCGCTACTGGAACTTATCTTATTCATCCAATAAGGAGAGATGAATCTGAGGAATATACTTTAATACTAGGTAAGGCAGGTTCAGATAAATTTATAAAAATATTTGATGGTGATGGTAATGCCATGCCTGTCCAAGGATCAACTTTTTCAAATATAGTAGATGGAGATCTAGCATACTTTAGTGAAGTTACCGACTTCAGTACTCAAGTTAGTGCCACTACTGTAACCGATACAACTTTCTTTTGTTCTACTGAGAAAACAATTGAGATTGCTACTGCAGATGATCAAACATCAGGACAGGATGAGGATGATTTTCAAACCGATAGAGGTACTACTGATGTAGATACAGATGCAAAAAGGGAAGCTTTTGTTTATATTAAACAGGGAGGATTTAGTAGTAAATATATAATAACTATTAAAGCAGCAGGTGTATTTTATAGGGTAGGATACCAGACTCCTGCTAGTCAACCTGTAAATAACCAGCAATATATAGGTACAGATACTATTGCAAAAATTCTTCATGAAGGTGCATCTGCATGTGGTGATGGAGATGGTTGGGGAATATTTGAAGCATCAGCTACAAACTTAGCAAAAGAAGGGTTTGGTGGACGGAAACCTACAACAGATACAGATACCGATGGAGTTGATACTGCTGATACTTCACCATTTGAGACTTATGCAGATGGTTTAGATTCTGTAGTATCTGGTGATTTAGGAATGCCTGATGGCATGGAATGCACAAGGACAGGAAGTATTCTTCATCTTGTACATACTGCAGATTTTGAAATTACTACTGAGGATTCTCATGGTGATACTGATTTATTTGCAATTAAAGGTTCGTATGAGGGAGGAGTAGGAACTAAGAGTTTTAGTGATCTTCCTTCTACAGGTGTAAAAGATGGTTTTGTGGCAAAAATAAAAGGAGATAATACTATAAATCAGGATGATTTTTATGTAAAATTTGAAGCCGATGCTTTAGGAAAGGGTATATGGAGAGAATGTTTAGCACCTAGACTTGATAGACATTTTAAGGTGGCAACTATGCCACATAGGTTAGTTAGATTATTTGATGATGATGAAAAAGTTCCTATTACAAATCCTCTAGGT